TTGCTTTTTTTGTGGAAACTTGGGCAAATGTTAAGCAAACAGCGATTGATACATGGACCAACATCAAAGATTCCGTAGCAGCAACATGGCAAGCGATGTTACAAGGAGCACGTGATACATTCGATGCATTGAAGAACTTCCTAGCTGATTTGTGGCAATCAACAAAGAATACTGCAGTTGATACTTGGGAATCAATCAAAAATGGCGTTATTAATGCATGGAATACAACGAAAGACTCTGTTATTAATACCGCTAAGGCTTTAGTCCAAGGCGCACAAAAAGCTTGGGATGACTTCAAAAAAGGGATTTCTGATGCAGTTAATCGAGCAAGAGAGATATTTGATGACCTGAGAAGTATCGATTTATTTGAAATAGGCAAAAATATCATTAAGGGCCTAATCGATGGAATAGGTTCTATGTTCAATGCTGTCAAAGATACTATCACTGGAATTGCAGATACAATCAAGGGCGGAATTACAGGAGCCTTGGGAATTCATTCTCCATCAAGATGGATGCGCGACATGATCGGTAAAAATATTGTGCTTGGGGTTGTTAGAGGGATTGAAGAAGAACAAGGTTCTTTAGACAATGCTGTTACTAAAATGACAGATTTGCCAACTGAAGTACCTACTATCCAAGTAAAAAGCAATACTTCTGAGGGAGTTAATACCTCTACGGCTGCCAGTGGCCAAACAGCAATTAGTAATGAGCAATCTGGTGGAGATACTTTTCATATTCATTTGCAAGCGATGGGAGAGCCGTCAGAAGCTCAAATGATGAGTTGGGCCAAGACAATTGTCAAATATATTAACGAAGTAAAAGAACGCGACTACGCACCGAAAGGAGGGGCATTTGGTGGGATTTAAACGTGGACAGTTTCAGATTAATGGGAAACATAGCGAGGAATTTATGGCTTATATGAGAGAGCGACCAAAGCGCCTTTCCGCTGGGCGTGTCATTGAACTAAGAGAACGACCAGGAAATGATTCGATAGTTATGGATTTTGCCTATTACAAAAATGTAGAGTGGACGATCTCTTGTTATGCAAAAGCGGATGATTTAGCTTCTGATTTTATCTATCAGTTTGATGAACATTATATTTATCAAGCGATTGTAATCTCTGGACCAGAATTTTCTGGAACCAGTAAAAACGGAACTTTAATTCCATTTGATTTTACGATTAGCTTGCGACCTTTTAAAAGTTCGAGAACTGGATTGAACTGGCTCACAAATGAGTCAAGTATCCATAACCTTGAGCGCTATCCTTCTAAGCCTCAAATTTATATTTTAGGCTCGGGGGATATTTCTTTTTGGATAAATGAGGATAAATACGAACTGACCAATGTAGGCACAGAAATAGTCATTGACTCTCAGTTAGAAGAATCTTATCGAATCGTGGACGGCATTTTAGAAAGTCAAGACAATAAAACGAAATTTATTGACTACCCCATCTTACCGATTGGATTGATAAATATTCGATGGCAAGGGAATGTCAGGGAATTTAAGTTGATGTCAAGGTGGGGGACAAAAATTTGAAACCAAGAATCTATAAACCA